GTTAGAAATTGGTTCATGTGGCAAGATTCAGCACTTGAGGTAGCTGCTTCAGGAATTACTTATATTGATGAAAACGGAAAAATAACTAAGAACCCTGCTTTCAATATTATGCAAGAGAGCGGAAAAGTAATTACCCAGATTGGCGCATTAATAGGGTATTCCCCAAGAGCCAGGATGGGCATTAAGGTTCAAGGCAATGAAAAAGCAAAGCAAGCATCTATACTTGATTTGATAAAAGGAGGTGCTGTTGCAAAAATTAAAACTGGATGATAGAAAAAGCAACAGCCTATTTAAAGGGCGTAAATTCAGGAAAGATAATTGCACCTGAATGGATTAAGAAAGCAGTATCCAGGCATTTTTCTGATCTAAAAAAAAAGAATTGGCCTTTCTTTTTCGATGTAACTGAAGCGGGAAGAATATTACAAATGTTCAATATGTTTCGGTATTCTAAGGGATCAATGTCCGGGCAACCATTTGACATTATGCCTTGGTTTGCAGCCTTAGTATATTTAGCCTATGGTTGGCAGAGAAAAACAGGAGGAAGGAGATTTAGGAAGATATATTGCAAAGTACCTCGTGGTAATGCTAAGACTGCAAATCTTGTTAATATTGCAACAATAGGATTTCTTTTTGATGGCCAAGGTGACAGCGAAGTATATTGGTTAGCCATAAATAAGGATCAGGCTAAAATTGGATGGGACAGGCAAAGGGAAATGTTGAAGACCATGGTACAGGATTTCCCTGAATTATCAGAAGCTGTTGATATTCCAGAAGGAAAAACGTCTTCACGAATTTCTCTAAAGCATGGACTTAGCTGGGTTGGGTATGTTGGGCAAGATTCAAAAGGCAAGGATGGGTTAAACCCATATTACATTGTTTGTGATGAGTTTCACGAATGGCCTAATGATGACCTTCTTAATAAGTTCGAGAGCGGGATGGTAAAGGACAGCACTTTGAAAACTATGTCGTGGATAATAACAACTGGTGGTTATTTGCCTAATGGCCCAAATAGCCAATTTCTAAAAGCTTGCAAGAATATGCTTGATGGTATTGCTGAGAATGACGAACTGCTTGCATTTATTTACGAAGCTGATAAAGGCGATGACTGGAGAGATGAAAAAGTTTGGCAAAAAGTTAATCCAGGTATAGGTATTTCCATAACTTTGGATGGAATTAGGACTGAATATAATAAGATAGCAGCACAAGGAATAACTAAGGAAATAGATTTTCGGGTTAAAAATCTTAATGAAGAGTATGCGAGTCAGGACGGATGGGTACCTGATGCTGTTTGGATGGATTGTTCTGGAGAAATTGATTGGAATGATTTGAAAGATCGTGATTGTTGGGGTGGTCTTGACTTAGCAAATACAGGTGACTTCAACGCATTTGTACTATTTTTCCCTGCTGATCAATATATTGAAGGACAAAAGTCTGTTATAATTCCATATTTCTGGATTCCTGAAGAAAGTATGGAAAAGCATAAACGCAATAGACCATTTTTGTGGCATTGGGCAAATGATGGATATGTTAAGGCTACACCTGGTAACGTAACAGATTACGAACTTATCAGAAATGACATAAAACAAATATGCGCACCACTTAGACTTCAATCAATTGCCTATGACAGAGCCTTAAGTAGCTATTTAGCTCCAGGTCTCCAAGAAGATGGAATTGAGATGAAAATATATTCACAATCTTGGGGAAATATGGCTCCACCAGCTCAGTACTTTGAACTTTTAGCCAATGCCAAAAATGTTCAAAGAGAAGACAATAAGATACCTGAATTTTTGCACGATGGCAACCCGGTAGCAAGATGGATGATGTCAAACATAGTAATGCAATATGACAGAAACCAAAACCACTTACCAAGCAAAGGCGCCAGTGCTGATAAAATAGATTTTATTTCGGCAACACTCAATGCCATAGGTCAATGGCTAACGGATAGAGGCATTCCAAAGGTTACATCATATTTATTCGATGACGAAGCAACAATCATAAATATATAATATGCCAATTTACAATTCAAAAAACTTTCCTGAGTCTAATTTAGCACATGAACTGCTTGATGGGCTTCGTGGCATTGAGATAGGTGGAGCTTATCATAATGCGTTTGGTCTAATGACAATTAATATTGATAAGTTTAGCCATACGGATCTATCATTTGAACCTTATGCAAATGAACAGGTAAAATTATGTGGTGAAGTTATGCCAGTTGATATAGTATCACCTGGTGACTATATTCAACTCCCAACTCAGTCATACGACTTTGTGATAAATAGTCATGTAATTGAACACTTTTACAACCCAATCAAAGCAATTAAAGAATGGATGCGGATTGCAACGCAGTATATTTTTATGATTGTTCCGCAACGGGATGCACTCGAAAGTGATAAAGACAAACCTCTAACTGAGCTGCAAGAGCATATTGATAGGTATTTGAATCATGTTGAAGGTGCAAGTGATGAACATCATAGCAGATGGACACCTAATTCATTTACTCAAATGTGTGAATGGATTTGCTTGCAAACTTGGGCTAAAAATTGGGAAATAGTAAGAGTGCAAAGTCCGGACGATAAAGTTGGCAATGGATTTACTGTGGTATTAAAACAAAAAAATCTATGAATGTAACAATAGACCGACCTGCTGTCATAATGATGGTCAAAGACGAATCAGATATTATAGCTAAATGTCTAAAGCATTGGCTTGACCATGGGGTAACGGATTTTTATATTTGCGACAATGGATCAACTGATTGGACTGACAAGATTATTGAGGAATTAAATAGTGGTAGAGGCATGAATATTACATTGAGCTATGATAACGATCCAACATTTGCCGGTGAGCGAATTATTAATGAGCTTAAAAATAAAGCTATAGAAGATGGTCATAGATGGATATTCCCTGCCGATGCGGATGAGTTCATTCAACTTCCTCACAAGTATTCATCTCTTAGTGATTTTTTAAAAACACTAAACCATAATGAAAAGCCATTTTTCCTTCAAATGAGATATTTGAATGTATATCCAGGTGGAGGTACTTTGTGGCAAGATCCACAGACAAAAGTCTTTGGTTGGTTTGATAAAAATATGATCATAAGCATAGGTAGCCATTTGGTAAATGGTAAACAATCAGAAGTTAATTACAGTATATATTATAAGCATTACCAATTTAGAACAAGAAGGCAATTAAAAGATAAAATAGTAAACCATGGTAAAGCTATGACTCAAATGGGATTGACTGATAACAGATATTACATCTGGTACCAGGACTATTTAAAAAACCCATCAGGATGGATTAAAGAAAAATGGAATGAACTTTTAAACGCTGGGGTAGACGATTCTGCTCCAAAATGGTTATGAAAATACGAATACTTGCAGTTGATAGTCCAAATCTTGATGGGGTTACCTGGTGGCGCAATATCAGACCATTATCTGAACTTCAAAGAAAATGGGAAGATATTGAAATAAAACAAGTTTCAGAAAAAGCGACAGCAACTGATTTGCTCTGGGCTGATGTTGTAGTGATGTTCAGACCTATTACAGCTAATAGCCTTGCATTTATCAGGATGTGCAAGACTCCTTTGTTCAATATCAAGGTTATCATTGATATTGATGACAATCTGTGGAGACTTCCACCAGGTCATCCTTCTGAGGCAGACTATAATGAATCCGCACAGATTTTGCATAAAATATATGCGCTTGCAGACGGCATTTGGTGCAGTACAGATCCATTAATGGATTTTTGTGACGCAAGAGATGGTAGGGGTGTAGTTGTGCCTAATGCAATTCTTGAAAATGAATTGCCTGAGAAGGCAAGCGATTATAAAGGAGTAGTATGCTGGAGGGGAAGTGCTTCCCAGATTGCTGATATTCAAAATGAGGATGCAGTTGAATTATTTGATGAAAATTGTGAGCGTTATAATAATTGGCTTTTTTGGGGATACCATCCTTCAAGTTATCGAACTGAAAATTCAAAGGGATTAAAAAGAATAGATTTGATTGAGTACATAGCTGGGCTTTCAAAGGTTGGGATAAACATAATGTGGAAGCCTTTGCAAGTCAATGAATTTAATGACGCAAAAAGCAACATTGCATGGATTGAAGCGACAATGGCTGGAGCTGTATGTGTTACAAATTACGCACTTAAACCAGGATGGGAATGGGCGATTGATCAATTTACTACTAATCATGATTTCATACAATCACAATGGTCTGCGAGCAAGGCGGCAATTATAAAGCATTATAATCTTGACAAAGTAAATGCAATAAGATACCATCATATCCTTCAGATCCTTGGATTAGAAGGTGAAACAATTAGAGCATGATAGATACCGACTTTGAAAGAAAATCCGCATTATTAACTAATGAAGGATATTTTGACCGAGTTCGAGAATTATGTATGGCAGGAAGTAGCGTAAAGGATGCATGGATTCAGGTAGAAAAAGAATTGCCTTTTGGTCTAAGACGATTTGAGCATTACATTAGTTTTGAAAATGCAAGATGCAGAGAAGCTTATGGAGCTTTGAGACGGCCTAATTTTAAGGGTAAATAATGATGCGGATAATGCGGATTTCCGCATTATCCGCATTGTTAATAATACTAACCATACCTCACCTAACCTGACCTTACCAAACCACACCGCACCGTACCATAGCCCACCAAACCCATTAGCCTTACCGTACCTTACCTCACCTTACCGTACCCAACCTAACCAAACCTAATCAAACCCTACCCATTAGCCTAACCTCACCTTACCGTACCAGACCACACCTAACCTAACCAGACCTCACCAAACCCTACCCATTAGCCTTACCATACCCTACCAGACCAAACCTAACCTAACCAGACCTCACCGCACCATACCCATTAGCCTTACCTCACCTTACCTAACCCGACCATACCAGACCAAACCTGACCCATTAGCCTTACCATACCCTACCAGACCAAACCTAACCTTACCGTACCAGACCACACCTAACCTGACCCATTAGCCTTACCTGACCGCACCTTACCCCACCGTACCTCACCTTACCCCACCTAACCAGACCCATTAGCCTTACCTAAGCGGCAACTTCAATTGAAAACCCATCTACACGGTAACGGCCATGCGAAGGGCGAAAATCGCCAATACCCTGAAACTTTCCTGCATAGTCCATAATTTCACGAAGTCTTGCAGGTGGCAAGAAATCAGGAGCCAATACCATTATTTTAAAAGTAGCCGTCCAGCCTTCATTAAATCCAGGACGTTCACGAGTTATGCCAGCACGCTGAATAACAACTCGTCTGGCATCAATATAGTCCCATGTATTGACTCCTTCATTTATAAGTGCATATTCATCATAAGGCACACAAATGGAATTTAGTTTGTCATACATTGATTTTCGTGGGCTTGATGGATCGGCAAACGCTTTGCCAGCATATCTGATTGAAGCACAAAAATTCGCAGTAGGAATTGTGATTAGTCCTTTTTCATTGCGAATAACATAGGATTCTAAGTCATCAGTTTTTTTGGTTGTACTGTTCTTTAGGCCGCCCGCCTTTATTTGTACGGTAGTCTGTTTCCAGCAGTGAAAAAGTTTTTTTGCTGTCCCAACTATTTTAACTGTAGCTAAATACGGACGTTGCGCATCAATTAATGATTCAGAAGCATTTTCGAGGTTATTAAAAACCTCACCTTCATTTTTGGACTTTGCCATAATTTAAAAATAAAAATGCGCTTTAATCAAAACTATCTGGGGCAATCAGATAGCAAGACTAAAACGCAGATAAATATTTTGTTGCATCATTGCCCGATGCTGTGATTCTAATAGCACAAAGGTAAATTGTCTTTAACTACATTTTAGTAGTTAACCTCACATTTATTTTTTTACAATGTATTCCCCCCATCTTTGTGGTATGTGGGAGATATTCAGAGCATTAAGACCATCATGGATGGGAGATAATACCTCCTCTGAATCACCATCTGAAGAGTCACGCTCACAACTTGGTGGAGTTAATTCATTTGACATCTGGGGATTTCCTACTGATTGGACCGCAGGAAAATCAGTAAGTATAAATGGCGCATTGTCTGTACCTGCCGTTTGGGATGCTGTAAAAAAAGTATCTGAAACCCTGGCATCCCTTCCATTTGATATTTTCAGAAAAACTGATACAGGCAGTCAACCTGCTGAAGGACATCCAGTCCGTTACCTTATTCGTACTGAACCATCCCCATACGTTTCATCCTATGATTTTAGGCGGGCATTATTTGCACGAGCCTGTTTTGGTGATGCATTTGCACGAATTCACAGAAATGGCATAGGAAGACCTGTTCGACTTGAATTGATGAGTGGTGGAGTTCAAGTATTAGAAAAAGAAGATGGAACAAATGTATATGTCTGGGATTGGAGTAGAGCTGGACAATCCGGCAGAGTAATACTGATGCCTCAAGATGTAATCCACATTAAAGGCTTTTCAATGGATACGAAGCAAGGCATTAATGTAGCTGCAATGCATCGTGATACTTTAGGATTTGCAATTGGTGCAAATCAGTACGGAAATGCATTTTTCACAAATAACGCATCAGTTGATAAAGTGCTAACTTATCCTGGAATGCTTACAAAAGCGCAAAATGATCAACTTCAGAATAAGATTGCAAGCGTCTCAGGTTCAAGAAAATCAGGTAGTACATTGGTATTAGATGCCGGGATGGATTTGAAAACGATTGGCTTGAACCCTGAGCAATCTATGTTGAATGAAAGCAGAGGATTCCAGGTAAATGAAGTAGCCAGGGTTTTTGGAGTACCTGTTCATCTTTTGCAGAATATGGACCGGGCAACATTCAATAATATAGAAATGATGACTACCCTATTTGTAACACTTTGTCTTAGACCATGGGCGGTGCAAAGTGAACAAGAAATGGGTATTAAGCTATTAACAAGGGACGAAAAGGAAACAGGTAATCTATTTTTTAGGCACAATTTCGAGGGACTTCTTAGGGGCGATAGCGCAAGTAGATCAGCTTTGTATGCTTCGGCTATCCTGAATGGTTGGATGACAAGAAATGAAGTCAGAGAAAAAGAAAATCTAAATACAATTGAAGGACTGGACAAACCACTTGTTCCAGCTAATATGTCAATTATAAAAGAAAATGGGGAAATTGAAACACCACAAGTCGAAGGGTCGCAAAATGCGCAAAGCCAAACAAATACTCAAGAACCAGTCTCAGGTCAACCAGGGGCGGGAGGAAAACAACAAGCAAATGGAACTTCGCAAGATCAACCCTCAAATTGATGTAGAGCGTAGATATGCTTCTACTGATGGCCTTGAACTTAGAAACGCTGACACAGGTCAATCTATGCTAAAGGGCTATGCTTTGCGATTTGGATCAAGCTATGACATGGGATGGTTTACTGAGGAAATAAGCCGTTCAGCACTTGATAATGCAGACCTAACAGATGTGCGAATTTTATTTAATCACGATGCAAATCAAATATTAGGTAGAACATCCGCAAATACTGCAAGGGTAGGTGTCGATTCAATTGGACTATGGTACGAAGTTGATTTGCCAAATTCACCAAATGGTCAAAATGCAAGAGTTGCTGTAGAACGTGGTGATGTTAGCCAAAGCAGCTGGGGATTTATGCTTAATCGTGGCCAAAATTCAAGTCCTGACAAATGGGAAATGAGAGATGGAAAAGAACATCGGACAATTACAGATGTGAAAAAAGTATTAGATGCATCACCTGTTACTTTTCCTGCTAACCCGGATACAACTATAGCTAAACGCTCTTTTGATATGCAAAAAAGAACAGAAGGAGAAATGGACCTACCAAGCCCATCTGAAATATTTGCATCTATTATTTCTGAAGCTGCTGAATGTATAGATGAATGTAATGAATGTATTGAATGCTGTCAGGGATGTATTGATAATGCAGATACATACATAGCATTAGATCCTATAAATTCTGATCTCTATGTGCAAATGAAAACTAACTGTCAGGCAAGTATTGACGCTTGCAAAGTAGCGATTCAAACTCACACTGAAATAATAGCAGCCGCAAACGGAAAAAGAAACAAAACTGAAAACAATAATTTCTTTAACAGCGCAGCCGAGGAACTCGCAATTTTTGAAGCCTCGTTGCTAACAATCTAAATACAAAAATGAGTAAAGTTCTCGAATTACAAAGTAAACTGGACTCGCTGTTAAATGAACAGCGAGCCATGACACAAGCCTCACCCGGCAAAACTCCTGAAGGTTGGATTAAATCTGTTGAAGCTCGCAATGAGTTGATGGATCAAATCAAATACCAAAAGGAAATAGACAATCTTGAAAAAATATCAATTGCTGTTCAAAGTGAAAGCGAAGAAAGCCGAGCCAAAAACACAATTGAAACAAAACCATCGCTCACTTATGACGATGTATTTTGGCGTTATATGTCTCGAAGTTCAACAGCACCTCTGC